CGTTGTTGCGCCTGTGCCACCATAAGCAATACCCAACACACCGGAAGTAATATCAGACGCTGACACTGAAGGCGCGATAGTTGATACGGAAGTCAACTGACCTTGGGCGTTTACTGTAATCACAGGAATTAACGTCGCTGAGCCGTAGCTCGTTGCGGTAACACCCGTGTTAGTAATACTGAACGTCGTGCCTGCAAGAGTGAGGCCCGTACCTGCGGTATACGTTACCTGCGCCCCAAACTGCGTGAAGACAATCGCCGTTGTTCCAACCGTGATAGGAAGCGGCGTCTGCTGTACCCAAGATGTACTGGCGTTTGTGGTACCAGAAACAATCAGGAAGAAGTCACCCGCATCAATTTGATTTGGGCCACTGCCGCTTTCATCAAAGTCTGTTGCACGAGTAAGAACAAATGGTGTAGAGCCGTTACCTACGGTCGTGACAACATAGGCCCCGTTGTAGGGAGCGTTGCCGGACGTTTCGTTCTTAACAAGAATACGCTGACCAACCGAAGGTGTTGCACCATCTACAGATAACGCACCGTTGGCGTTCGCCGTAATTGTAGCCCCAACGCCGCTCGTTCCGTTGTTGTAGGTATATGCAGGAAGAGCCGTTGTTGTGGCGTAGTTACACGCCTGATGAAAGTTGATCCCCTGAGCGACGGAGTCAACGTAGCTCTTGTTGGCAAGATCATACGCACCGCTCGGAACAGTAACTGTCGTGCCGCCGGTAATGACAGGAGATGTCAGGGTCTTGTTGGTGAGCGTCTGACTTCCTGTCAGTGTCACGACGTTTGCGCTGGTGCTCAAAGCACCAGCTGTTAGTGACAGCTCACCGCTGACAGAGATTTCTTCCGCCGAACCTGTACCGGAAGTTGTACGTCCTAAAAGCCGACTTGTCGCAAGCGTAAGGTCGTGTTCATCATTCCAGTTCGACGGCCTGACAATACTGGTGTCAGCATCATCCGGTACGGAACTCGTAAACTTGTGCTTGAGTGAAACGGTCATGTAACATCACGCGATACGGATAATGGCGTTACTTGCATCTGCTGTTGGGAACACAATCGTAAACGTGCCCGCTGAAGCTGTCTTGTCCGAACCGAAGTCAAGGACAACAACCGACGGGTTCGTGTAGGCACCGGTGCTTGGCGTTGTGTTGTAGATCAACGCGCCACGGGCCGTGAACGAAGCCGATGCCCAAGAAGTATCGGCAAAATCAGTGTACGCTGTTGTGCCAGAAGAGGCTGGGTCAATACGTGTTAGTGTATTTCCACCCGCCGTATAGGCCGAGCCTGACGTGTTGGTTGTTTCACCAGACGTCGTGTAAGCCGTTGTGGAAGCAGTCAAGGTAGCGCTGTTTGTATAGAGCGCGAGCTTGAAGGTGTCACCGCCAGTAAGCCTAAAGTCGTGAACAGCCTCAAGAAGCTGCTGTTTGAACGACGTGCACATATAGTTACCAGAGAATGCCATTATTCTCTCCTTATCCCTGTAACAGTTGGCTGGCGACGGTCGATCTGTCGCACTGAATAGCCTGTTTCATGTAATACAGTATAACCTGCTCGACCTGTTTTTGAAAGGCTCTAGCTTGATCTGCAATCACCGGAGGAGCAGAATCTGAAACGTGCACGATACGTTGTGCCGCCCGAGCTGCCCAAAACTCAGGCGAGTGGCCTCCGTTATCTGAGGTCACTACATCAACTTTTACAGTTGTGATTTGAAGTGGTTCTGTAAACATTAGTTAGCCTTAACCCGAATAAGCCCGTCACGATAGGCGTCCACATCCTCACGACCTTCACCATAGTTCTTAAGGCGGGCAAGTGACTCTATAAACCGTTGAGAGTAGGTGTCCAAAAGGTCTTTTTCACCTTTCATAAACGTGTAGGCTTCCACCAAACACCCATACAGCAAGGCCTCTTGCCCATAGTTGCTAATCCAAGTGCCACTCGTTTCTACTGTTAGGCTGGCCGGACGGTAGAAATAATGAAGTTCTACCCCGTAGGTGCTGTTAGGAACAGGGGCCAATATGAAGTTATTGACATCAAAAAACGCATAATACTTCGGTACGCCCGTTGCACCCGTCGGGTTATACTCTTGGAGATACTCAACATCTTTTTGCAAAAGAAAGTTTGTTGACCCGTTTGCCGTAACGCTCAAACTAAAAGCATTCAGGTAGTCTGACGGCACCGCAAGATACTTATTGCCATTGGTTAAGTTAGCTGTTTGATTTTTGCGAAAAACCTGAAGGTCAACATTAAACAGGATACGTTCTTCCGTATTAAGGATAAACTGATCAATGTTGTTATTAAACGTTGTTTCGTCGTACTGTGTCCAATCCTTAATGGCCTGAACCAGTGTAGCGTATGTCCATGCCATCAGGTGATCTCCACCGTAACAATACCTACCTGCGTTACTGCTTGTAGCAGATTATTTTGAATAAAGGGGAAAATAGATGGACCAACCGGAACATCCATAGGCTCTATTCTATCGGGTCTAGGAACAGCAAGAGCCTGCGGTTCTGTAGGCGGGAAGATAGGATCCAACTGCGGTTCTTTTGGCTCCCAACATTCAGTACACGTTCTAAAACCGTTCCATTCTTTTCTAAGCGTTAAGTACGGATATTGAAAACCGCACCTATCGCAAATCGCTATAGCATAGGAACCGTTTGCAAACCTAGCCATCAGTACACAACAGAATAAAAATTACGAACCGGAACCAGTTGTAACGATGCTCTATCCCTATCTTCAGCCGCCGCACGGGTAAACTCTTCCTCGTACATAGCCTTTAGAAGTTGCACTCTGTCCGGAGCTTTTTTCATTGCGATATAATACGCAAGCCCAGCAGCAAGGCATGGATAAAACCTAAACGGTACCTGCAACGTGTTTACGCTTGAAGAAACATCGTCCATACGAACAAGTTTATCCACTACGAGGTAGTACGTTGTATCAGGCGTAGGCCATACTTTGATGCTAGGCGTAATAGACCTATCAACAAAATACTGAACAGGACGCGCCTGTGTTAGCTTATTTGGGATATTCAAATAAGTTTCGCGGCTGATTCTATCTATGGTCAAGTCTTGTTGGTTCTGGCTACCGACCCCATCGGTATAGCGTATAACAGCCGCCAAGATATCGATATCGTATTGGTTCAAACTGTAAGTATTAGTTCCGGCACTTAAAGTGATACTTGCGGTCTCGATTGTCCACTGGTTCAGACCACGGTTAGCCCACTCAGCAAGCAAAAGATTTAGGCTGCGCCGAGCTGTTCGCTGGTCGTAACCAGTACGAATTTCAATGCCGCAGCGTTCGAAGGCTTCTTCGATATACTCTGCTACATCCAGCTCAAACGTTTTTGTGCCGCTTACTGTCATTTTTTAACAAACTTTCGTTGGCCTTTTGCGTGTAACAAGGCCCCCACCACGGCACATAACTGCTCCGCCTTTACGGTATTCGGAGCGTTCCATGGAGTGAGATTCTTTTTTCTCATGCTTCATCATGGCTTTTTTAGAAGCATACACTTCACCCGTGCCTTTTTCTTTCATAGCCATGCCACCTTTACGATATTGCTTGACATTTCCTTCAAAATCCATTGAGTCAGTAGCAGGATTATATTGATAACCTGCTTGTTGAGCCGCAATTTTTTCTTTGCCTGAAGCCGCCAAAGCCTTTTCACCATACTTGTACATGTCGGCTTGAGACTTTGTAGGTGCTTCGAGCACATCAAAATACTTTTTATAAGCACGATCGGCTTGAGTGCGGGCAGCACCCATTCTTTGAGCTTCTGTTTGAGGCGATTTTTCGGAAGCGCCCGACTTTTTCTTCATCGCTTTCTTTGCCATCTTACATACCCTTCTTAGATTTTCTAGCTTCGGAAAGAGCGATAGCAATGGCCTGCTTTGGATTTTTTACCATTGGGCCTTTTTTGCTACCAGAGTGAAGTTTGCCTGCTTTGAACTCACGCATAACTTTACCAATTTTCTTTTGAGCTTTTGTAGGCTTTTTCATTTCTTCCCCGCTGCTCGTATGTTGTCGATCATGTTGGGATAAGGCCGACCTGCTTTTTTAGCCGCAGCTTTAGCAGACGCTTTTTGGGAAGAGGTAAGTTTTTGGGGCTTACCTAAACCTTTAGGGCGCTTTTTATCCCACACGGGCTTTTTCATTTCCCACGACCTTTAGATTTGCCAACAGCAATCATAATTGCGAGGGCTTTACCTTTTGGCTTTTTTGCCATCCCACCTTTTTTCATGGCGGAATTTTTCATCATCTTGCCATCGGGCATTTTGTGCATACCACCCTTGGCGGAATTTTTCATCATCTTGCCATCGGGCATTTTGTGCATACCACCCTTGGCGTACTTTTTCTTCATATCCATAACAACCTCACTTGGTTTCAAAGAGACGATCAATCTTTTCTTCAATACGATCCAAACGTTTGATAAACTTTTCCAAATCGTTATGGACATCACTTCTCGTGACATAGTTTTTAGCAACGTCTTCACGAGTATTAGCTGTGTGACGAAATAGTTCGTTCACACGACCATTCAAATAGACCAAGGCCCATGCAATAGGGATCAGTACTAAAGTAAGAATAACATTCCAAACCATATCAAGCCCTATTTGCATTTTAGCATTTCCATCTCTTACGAGCTTGACGCAAACGGCTGTTTGGGTCTTTAGCTGCCTCAGGAAACATCTTCATTTGCCCCGCTGAACGTGCACAATAGGACTTGCGACGTTTAGCGCGTTTACCTGTAGGGTTATCTTCTGTTACCGCAGTGCTTAGTTTTGATCCAGGATTAGCACGACGAAAGGCTTTTACACCCTTCTCTGTCATGCCAGCACCCTGCTTCGTCGGGCGGAAGTTGCCCGACTTAACAGAGGTTCTAATTCCCATGCCCTTTGACATCTGACCCTCTTAGGTGCTGGCGTCGTTCTTGATGTAGATAACGTGCATTTCGCCCGTCACCTGA